TTGCGCCTGACGCACGCCTGTCACCAGAGGAAGAAACGGCGTTCGAGGAACAGATCGATGAAATGGATCACGGTCTGCGGCGCTACCTGCAATTGCGTGGCATCGACTACCAGGATCTGGGCAGCGAAGTCGTAGACCCAACCGGCAACGTGGATTTGATTCTCTCGCTGATTAGCGGTGCAACCGGCATTCCCAAGCGCATTCTGATTGGCAGCGAACGGGGCGAACTTGCAAGCAGTCAGGACGAACGCAACTGGGCCAAGCGGGTTGCCAAGCGGCAACGCAATTGGGCTGATCCAACTGTCTTGCGCCCACTGGTTGATCGGCTCATTCGTTGGGGCGCCTTGCCCGCGCCATCCACTGGACGCTATCACGCCAAATGGTGGCCGTTGGCCGAAACCACGGCACTGGAACAAATGGAACTGGCACAGGGCTACTCGCAGGTCATTGAACGCATGGCGCAACCGGGGATTGAGCAAGTGGTCGATGTGCCAAAGTTCGTCAAATTCTACGTGCCGGATTTACCAAGCGATGCCATCATTGATGAGGTGGAATTGCTGGACGAGGAACTTGGCGAAACCGATGACGATGAACCTGAAAGCGTGACAGCCAACATGCTGTGGAGTGTTGCCCATGCCCACCGCTAACGAGCCACGGAGCGTTGACCCGACCCGCACGTCGGTGTTGCGCAAACGTTACCGTCAACACTACCGGCGCATGTGGCAGCGCGTCAATGCTGCCATCAATGAGTACATCGACACTGTGGATTTTAGCCGTCCGCTGGCGCAGCGCACGGCAGAGTTTAACCGTTTTGTTGACGCCTTGCTACAGCAGGAGTTTGGCCGAACGGAGAGCGACCGAGAACGCGGTGTTCGGGCAATGGCAACAGTGGCGTACATGCGGGGGGTAGCACAGGCTAACACCGAAGTGGAAGAAGCCATGCCGACGCCACAGCAAGCGGTGATGCGGGCGGATCACAATGACGCTATTGCGGCGCTTATCCTGCTCCTGTCCACACAGTTGATGACGGTGCGGTTGGGGCTGACGGGGCAAATTCTCGACCGCTACCAACGCGCCAACAGCGCCGCCGAGGCCAAGGCTGCCATTCGTGACCGCATCCAGAAAGCAGGTCGCACGCCAACGGATGGTATCGCCGCCGATGGCGTTGTCCGCGGCTACAATGAAGCGCTGCTGAACGTGTACGAGAATGCCGGCGATCAATTTGTTGGCGTGATTGATGAGCGGGTGTTCTGGCAGACGGCAGAAGACCGAAAGGTATGTAGCCGTTGTTTTGACGCTTCACAGCGCACTGATAACGGTTATGGCCCTGGTATTTACACGATTGCACAGGCGCGGGGCTTGATTCCCCTGCATAACCGGTGCCGGTGCCGGTGGCGACGATTGCCGCCGGGGATATTGTCAAGCGCCGGGGTGCAACCGGCAGGGGCGACAAGGCAGGCAAGCGCTTGGCAATTGCCGGTAGAATTGCCGCCGCAGAATCGCAACGTGCAGGGGTTGAGACGAATTTGAGAGGTGTATGGATATGTCGAAATTGACGCAGAGAGAAAAAGAGGTTGTCAATCTGCTGGCGCAAGGCAAGCCGCAACGCCAGATTGCCGATCAACTCGTCATCAGCCGATACACCGTTTATAACCACATCAAGAACATCAAAGCCAAAACGGGCGTAACTTCCACTTTTGAATTGGCGGTCAACACGCACCGTCAGCCATCTGGCTAAAAATAGCCACTTTTAGGTATATACAGCACAAAAAGACTCGCTACAATAATCGTAGCGAGTCTTTTTGTTTTGGGGCAATTCATGGCTGAACTATCAGTAAATGCTCAAACCTACAAACTGCCAGAATCCGCCCGCAACAATGCACGGCAAGTGCTTGAGTGGCGCGAGAAGCATGGCGGCGAGGTCAAGGGCATGACCGAAGTCGGTTGGCGGCGCGCTCGGCAGTTGGCGGATAACGCAGAGGTTGGGTTGGACACCATCAAGAAAATGTCGGGGTTCATCCGACATGAGGGCTATTACAAAAAAGCCCGTGCCAAGCAAAAACAAGAAGGCAATCCGCCCTGGACGTACCCCGCAATTGTAGCATGGTTGGGCTGGGGCGGCGACAGTGGCATTGCCTGGGCGAGAAAGATTAGTGAGGCGAACCCGTGACCGACATTGACGAAGATGGCACAGACGAGGCATTCAAGGCCGGATTGCAAGAATATATGAGCGAAGTAACCAACGATACATCCAACGATACTGATGCCGCCCCCCCGTGGCCTGGCGACCGCACAGCCATCGCGGCTAATGCCGATTGTGGTTACAATACGGCGCAGTTGACCACCAATGCCACAGTGGGAACAGTTAAGGAAGTTACACGCAAAGGAACGCGCTACTTGGTGGCACCCACGGTAGCCCTTCGTCCTGGTGTGCTAAACGGCGAGTATGTCCCGGCTGAAGAAGTAGTGAAATTTGCTGAAGCCTGGAATGGGCGATCTGTGCCATTGTTGCACCCGAAGCGATTCGGCCAGCCGATTAGCGCCAACAGCATGGATCTGTGGGATGACGCCCCGGCCATGTTTTGGAATGCCCACATTGACGGCGATGCGCTCAAAGGTGAATTTTGGGTTGACATTGCTAAGGCTGAAAAACTTGGCGGAGAAGCGACGCTACTATTGCAGCGCCTGCGCAACAACGAGGCCATCGACGTGTCAACCGGTTATTTCCGTGACTTTATCGAATCGCCTGGGACACATGACGGCAAAGCCTACACTGGCATTGCGCGCAACCTGCGGCCCGATCATATCGCAATTCTCTTAAACGAAACCGGCGCGTGTAGCTGGGCGGATGGTTGTGGGGTTCCCCGCATCAACGAAGCCAAAGCCGCAGAAAGCGCCAGTCAATCTTTTCTTAGCGCATTGGTGCGCAATGTTATCAATTCACTTGGAGGTAAAAAAGTGGATCGAACCAAGATTATTGAAGGGCTTGCAGCCAATGCGCAATGCAAATGCAGCAAGCAACAATTGGAAGCAATGGACGATGCGACGCTGACCGCGTTTGCTGATTCGTTGCAGCCGGTTGTCAATGAGGAAGTGTCCGCCGTTGAACCGGCGCCGGTGGAAGTGGTCAAAGAGGTTGTGCCGGCTGAACTGGCACAACTAGCGAAGGTTGTCGAGCAATTCGGCGGCATTGACAAGTTGACGGCGGCTCTATCCGGTGTGGTTGCCAACGCCGACAAGGAGCGCGCCGATCTGGTTGCTGGCTTAGTCGCCAACGAACGCAACACACTCAGTGAGGCTGAACTGAAAGCCATGCCGGTGGAAACCCTGCGCAAGTTGACAAGCGCCTTCGCAACCCGTTTCTATGTCGGTAGCGGCAATGTGGCGACCAACGCCACTGAGGAACCGCGCTACACCACGATGGCGATGCCGCCCGTCTTTCCGAAAAAGGAGGCCAAATAATGGCTAGTTCGACTTACAACACGATTGTCATTCGCTCCAACAATGCCGACAACATCGTGCAACGTGTGCGCGAAGCCAGAGCCGCCAGTGCGATTACGCCGGGGATGCTCTGCGAGCTTACCACCAGTGGCACGATTCAGGCGCATAGCACCGAAGGCGGTGTCGCCAAGGGGCGCCTGGTTGCGCTCGAAAACGAGTTCAGCGACCACGGCACAGGCCGCGCCATCGACCACGCCTATGCTACTGGCGAAACCGTGCGCTATATCCACGCCATCCCTGGCGATCAACTGATCATGATCGTTGAGGATGCCGCCACCATCACCATCGGTGACGCGCTAGAGAGCAACGGTGCTGGCCTCCTGCAAGAGGAATCGCCCGGCACCAGCACTTTGTCGGACGGGATCATCGGCTACGCGGCTAACGCTGTCACCACCAGTGGTGGTACGGCTCGCGTCCTCGTGGATATTGCATCATAAAGGAGCTTGTAACAATGTCGGAATTACAGATCGTTAACGCCTCGTCTGGCGAGGCTGCCAAGATCCTCGGCAATGGGGCGCGGCCTATCATCAACGAGAAAACCGGTCAACCGCTGTTCGACCAGCGCACCGGCCAGTTGCAGATCATGACCAGCCGTGGCTTGGTGGTCAACAGCGCGTTGCGCAAAGACGAATGGGAAGAACTCGACCGCGCCATTGTGCAGGCCGCGGTTGCCCCGCTCAACATGACTCAGCGCATGATTGCCGCTGGCTTGACCCGTCCGTTGGGTGGACTTGGCACGCTGATTGCGCAGTACAACCAGATCAGCGAAATGACACAGGCCAACGTGAGCCTGTCCGGTAATGCCAGCGGCCAAAAGGATCGGGTTGATTACGACCTGGTCGGCGTGCCTGTGCCGGTCATCTTCAAGGAGTTTGAGCTGAACCAGCGCTACCTGGAAGCTTCCCGCCGGTTGGGTGACAGCATCGACACCGCCAACGGTGCGGCTGCTGCCCGCGTGGTTGGCGAAAAGGTCGAGGATCTGCTGATCAATGGTGACGCAAGTGTCAACCTAAACGGTAACACCATTCATGGATTGACCAGTCACCCCGACCGCAATACCAACACCGCCACGGCGCTTGGCGGTGGCGACTTCGCTACCATCAGCAACATCATGCCGACATTCAGCGGCATCTTGTCCGAACTCAAGGCCGACAACTACCGTGGCCCTTACGGCGTATTCGTGGCCGATACCCAATACGATCAAATGGCGTTCAATGTCTACTCTGACGGCAGTGGGCAAAGTGCGCTGAATCGCGTACTGCAAATCCCGTCGATTCAGTTCATCGACTCGTCCGCTTGGTTGGATGCCGGTGAAATTGTTGTTGTCAATCTGAGTCGCGACGTGGTGGAACTGGCCTACGTCCAACAGTATTGGCCGATCACCAATCTGGAATGGACAAGTGGCGACGGGATGCAAAGCAATTTCAAGGTGATGACCGTGTTCGCTCCGATGGTCAAAAGCGACTACAGCGGTCGATCCGGCGTGTTCCACTGCACCGGCGCTTAATAGGAGGCTGACATGGCAGTACGAACAACGGCTGTGCTGAAAAGCCAGTTTCTAGGCAGAGATCCGGTGGATCATAACACCGACGTGGTCGATACTTTGTCGGCGTTGCTCAGTGGTTTGAAGTTTATCACGGTTGACGGGCGCAGCGGCCCTGGCGCCATCACGGCGACCGGTGCCGCTGTGGGCGATACGGTGGTTGGCGTTGCCGGCCTGACCGCTGGTGCGTTGGGCGCGGCTGACGCTTCGTTCGAGGGCACAATTACGGTGCTGAACCAGATTCAGCAGTCGAGCGCCAGCAATCTAAGTGCCAACGATTACCTGGTGGTTTTGGCTAGTTTGGCATAGGTGGATTATGGCACTCTACCGAGTACGACCGGGTTTTGAGCATGGCACGCGTGGCTGCTACAAAGCCGGGGACATCGTTGAACACACACCGGAAGAGGCGGCAGGTTTTGCCGACAAGTTGGAGTTGGTTGAAGTTGAGCCAGCGCCAGTTGTCGAGCAACCGCCCGCGCCGCCTGCGGAAGTAGCGCCGGTTGTCGAGCAACCATTCGATGTGACCGGCTCCACAGTTGCGGCTGTTCTGGCCGCGGTGGAGGCTGGCGAAATCACAGCGACTGATGCGCTGGTGATTGAGACGGCCAGTCGCAATCGGGCAACGCTTATCAAGGCTTTGCAGGAGTTGATCAGTGGCGCTGACAGCGAGTGATTTGATTTATCCAAACGGCGATTTACTGCCTTCCATGTTCCCCGATGGTGACATTAACACCGCCGTCGGGGTGTGGTTGGCAGATGCCGTTGGCAAGACCGCCAGCGAATCAGCACAGCGCCACTGGGTATATCATCGCGCCTACACGGTGATTGCCAACCGCATCGCGTCCACGCCGTCAAACGAAAGTTCTTTCGATAATCACACCGTCGCATGGTCTGATAATCGTGTGTCAGCTTTTGAAGAGAAGGCGACAAAGCATCTAGCCGAGTATGGCCGCATCAGCGGTGATGACACCATGAGCAGCACACGACCGGCAAGCCTGAGGGTGTATTGATGGAATCACTTTGGAATGCACTTGACGATTATCTGGCGACGCAGTTGCTTGCGGCGCTGGGTAGCGCTGGCAGCTACGCAACGCTGAGGATTACACAGGTTGACAAGTTGGCCCAGGTTGACGTGCAGGACTGGACAAAGAGTTACGCAGCGCCTTTTCAGATTGTAATGTCGTTTCAGTCGCGTGCCGTGGCCGCGGGGCATGATGGCAGCAGCACGATAAAGCGTGATGTTGAATATTCGGTTGTTGTGATCAGCGTCTGCGAAGGCACGCCAGCAGACGCCACCAGGGATGCCAAGATTTTAGTGCATCGCACCGAGAAGCTGCTGGCGACACTCAACTTTGCCGGGGTTACGGCGACCGATGGATCGCTGTTGCGGGGGCGTCCACGAGGTAATAACAGTATGTTTGCCAGCGTTGTCGAGCTATTCCCGCACCCTAGTCAGAATCGGGCAAACCTGCGGTATGGCGTTGGCACAACAGCATTTTCTATAACGGGGTTGACAGTATGACCAGACAGCAAGCTTTGGATTATATCACTACCACGCATGGCGAGGCATTGCAGGATGCGGGCGTTGAATTGACCGATACGCCCGAAAACCTGTTCTATATCCTCTATGACGTGATGATTTATGAGAGTGCCGGGAATACCAGACAAGAGGAAGTAGCAGACGCCAAAGTCGCTCAGTTGATTGCCGATAAAACGGCGGGGAGTTAACTAAATGTCGGCATCATCGGAAGCCAATAGCTTAGGTTCGTTTTTTGCCATCGGCGTGCAGGGCGCTAAAGGCACGGCGGCTACAACGCTGTATCGGTTGATTGCCACCGAGAGCAGCCTTGCACCGGAATTTGAATACCGTGACACGCGGCTAGAACATCCTAGCGCCGGCGGGACAACCTCGTGGGCGCGGGCGAACGCTGACCAGGTAACAGGCTACATCGGGCGTGCAACGGTCACGTTCCCATTGCGGCCAAAAGGGATCGTGCCGGTATTGCAGGCCACTGGCTACCAAGTGGCGACCGCGGGGAGCGCCACGCTAGGCTACACGCACACGTTGACGCAGGGAACGGACACGGCGCACAAATGGGTAACGGCCATGTGGGAAGTCGAGGACAGCGACGGCGCCTATTACGTCCGTGCTGTTGATGGCCGCTGTACATCGTTGTCCATCAGCGTTAGCACTGACGAAATCATGTGTACCGCTGAGTTTGGCTTTTTGACATTGGCGGCATTTTCTGGCACGCAACCAACGTATGTGACCGAACAAGCTGACGAGATCGTGCCCTGGATTGGCGCACGTACTGATATTGACATCGGCGGCTATACCGTAATCGAAGTCATTCGCGCCGCCGAATTCACATTCACCAACGCGTTACGCGAGGATGACAAGGCGCTTTGGTCACAAGCCCGTGTCAATATGCAACGCCAGTCGATTGACATTCAGGCGTCATTCAGCGAAATCAACGCCAGTGATTCCATTTACGAATCATTGTATTACGGCGCTGACGCGGGGACGACCGTGGCGACGGGGCCGGTACGGGGCAATATCGACGTTGAATGGCGTAGCGCTGACAACATCAGTGGCACATCTCCATTGATCCCGTTTGAGTTTCAATTCGTTGCACCGTCTGTGCAGTGGCAGCCGGGGGACGCACCGAGCGCCAGCGGTGACGATCTGATCACCATGAGCGCCAACGGGTACATCCTGGGTGATGTGGCGACGCCATCCACCATTAAAGTTATCAACAATGTGGCGACCTACTAATTATGAATCTCAATAACTGGCAACGCACTGAGCCGGTAAGTCTGTTCGTCTCCGATGGCGAGATGGAGCAGGAATACCGGCTGACCTTTGGCACTTGCAGCAATTTCGACATTGGCCTATTCAACCGTCGCCGCGGGCGTGTGTTTGAGTCCATGCGCGCCACCTATGGCGACGACTGGATCAGGAATGATGAAGCCATTGTCATGCAGGGAGTGATGATTGCTCACGCAATGGTGATGGCGGCGCTCAAGCGGGTGGAAGTCAAGGATGGCGACACCTGGACGGAAACCAAACTGCCCGACGCCTGGTATGATGCCGAACGCTTTGCGCGTGAGGCTCCTGCCGGCATGATGGACGTGTTGACCGATGCTGTAATCGACGCTGGCAATCCTGCACGCCTATTCTCGTTTATCCCCAGCGGAGACGAGGAAAAAAAAGTGCTGCGGCTGACCGTGCAGCCGTCAAAGAACTAGCGAAGGCTATTGTCGCGGCGGAAGCGGCGGCGAAGGAAGATAAGCCGAAGCGACCGCCCACGCCGGCAGAGTTACGGGCGAAGGCAAAAGAGGGAGAGTTTGACGGGCTATGCGATCCAGACTTTATCGAAACCGTTTATGTGCCCTGGTATGTTCTCGGCGGCGAGCAGCGAGGATTCTCGTACACTGAAATCGTGTCTATGCCACCCGCGCACAGGCACGATTTTCTATATGTCAATCGGGTAATCGGTGACGAGCGAGACAAGGCGAAGAAGGCCAAACCGGTAAAACCGAAGGGGCGACGGTAGACATGTTCACGCTAACCACAAACGCAAAATTTGACGAGCTTGAACGCCTGATCGGCAAAATCGCCCGTCCCGGCGCTGGCGAAACACGGAAAATCGCCGATGGTATCCGGCAAGAGTTTCAAAGAAATTTTAGCGGCCAGGGCAGTGGTTTTGGCCGCTGGGCAGGGTTGGCGCAATCGACTGTTACCCAACGGCGGCAATTGGGATACAGTGGTGAAAGGCCCATTCTCGTTCGCTCTGGCGGCTATCGTTCATCCTTCGTTCAGCGCGGCGGCGACAACCACGAAAGCATCCAGACGACCGGCTTTGGGCTGATCATCGACGTTGGCAGCAATGACCGACGCGCCGTCTTTCACGAACGGGGTACGCGGAACATGCCGCAACGCAGCGTGACAATGCTGACTGATGATGGCGAGAACCGATTGGCGCGCATGGTTGACTTCGTAATTGAGCAAATCGAACGCCGGGAATGGCGGTAACTATTTCCTAGTTAGCGGATTAGGGCGCGGCACCGGTGGCTCTGTTGGCTCAACTTTGGCGATGATGGCTTTTGGCGCATCGCTGGTACGTTCGGCGGCAATGGCTTCAAGCAGTTCAGTTTGGCGCTTGAGCAATTCAACGATTTCGCCAATGCGAAAATACCAGAGAACTATTTCACGCAGGACGACAAAGGCGAATCCGGCCAAAAGTAGTACGACGCCTGCAATAATCAGGCCACTAGATGAATCCATGATGGTTCCCTTTCGTTTTTATTGATTGCACTAATTTTAGTTTGCCACCCCATTAGTTTTTTGTCAACTGAGATCAACTATGCCTAGCAGAGAGCTAATATATCGCGTTTCAGTTCAGACGAGTGACGCCAAGCGTCAAGCGCAAAACATGCGGTCTGTGTTCGAGGCTGAATTACGCCAAATCAATGTTGGCAAACTCGACACCTCTGGGCTAAAGGCCGCGCAGGCGCAAGCCAAGTTGTTTGCCGCTGAAATGGAACGCGCCGTCAAGGCTGGCGATCTGGGACAACTCGATACCTCCGGCATTCAGCGGGCGGTTAGCGAAGCGCAAGCGTTGCGCACGGCATTTGAGCAGGCGGGCAACGCCGCGGCAAACGTTCGGCCACCATCAGTTGGCGGTGGCGGCATCCCTAGCGGGTTAGCTGGCGGCTTACTAGGCGGCTTTGCTGGTGGCATCGCCATCAATGAATTAAAGGAATTAGGGCAACAGCTATCTGAAACGGCGCGGCGCGGCGCTGTCTTTCAGCAGTTAGGTGACGTGCTAGACGATTATACGCGCAGTGTTGGCACCAACGCCAGCGCCATGATTGACGCAGCGAAGAAGGCCGCGCAAGGGACGATCTCCGAGTACGAATTGATCTTAAATGCGAATCGCGCGATTCAATTCGAGGTCGCCAAAACCCCCGAAGCTTTCGCAAAACTAATTGAGCTTTCAACGGCGCTTGGTCGGGCGCAGGGCATAGCCGATACGCAGGCGTTGGAGTTCTTGACGACCGGTCTAGCGCGTGAGAGCCGGTTGATTTTGGATAACTTGGGCCTAATCATTGATCTGGAAGCTGCCACGAAACGGTACGCCGACACAATAGGCAAAAGCGCCGATCAGCTAACGACCGCCGAACGAAAACAAGCATTGCTGGAAGAAGCTTTCCGCCAGGGTGCAACTGCTATTGAAGCGAACCGGGATGCCGCCGATAGCGCTGCCACACAGTTCGAGCGGCTCGATGCCAACTCACAAAACTTACGCGATCAGCTAGGCGAATTGATCGCCCAAGGCAGCGCCGCTTATATCGCAAGTTTGGCCGATGCGCTAGAACACGCAAGCAATGTGTTAGATGGGCGCGCTGAGCTTCCCGGCTGGTTGGAGGGCATGGGGCAAGCAGCGCTGGATGCGGCCAACGGCATGGAGGCCCGCACGATTCAGACGGAGGTGCTACGCCAGGCGATGGCCGTTCTTGGTGCGTCAGTGGTTGGATTTAACGAAACCGTTCGCGCCGGAGCAGCAAAGGAGCTTACTGACGCCTTCGATCAAATGGAAGGCGTCGTGACCAATGCCGGTGTCGCCATTGACATGACCGGCCAAAAGGCCAAAGCGGTTAGTGCCGAGATTCTCACGTTGTACGGGGATCAGGAATCATCAATCAATAAGGCATTGATGGGCCGCGCCGAAAAATCAGTCGATACTATCGGGGCGGATCAGGCGCTGGCACAATACCGGCAGGCAAAGCAGGACGCTGAAGCTGCATTGCAATCGTTGATGGATGCCGGCGTCACTGATGCCACAGAACTACAATTCCGTAGCGCTGAAATCTTAACAAGCCTGCTTGTACCTTTCGATGAACTAGAGGCGCGCGCCAATCAAATCGACTTTTCCGCCATGAGCGGTGCTATATCTAGCCTCAACGCCGGCTTTGTCGATTTTCTTCCCGGCGTATCATCGGCGCGGGAAGAATTGGCGTCTCTGTCACAGGAGATGATGTTTTCCTCAACCGTCACGGCGGAACAACTTGCTCAGTTTGAATACCTCTCCGCCGTCGCCTACAGCGTGGCCGACGGCGGCAGCCAACTGAGCGCCGTCATCAACGATTTGGGCAATGACTTTTTGGCGTCCAACGCGTATGCCGCCGAGCTTGTCAACCAACTGGTTTTGACCGAAGCCGCTTACCGTAATGGGGCTATTTCTGGCGACATTTACGCCGGGGTGACGGCCACACTCACGGGGCAACTGCTGACACTGGCGCAAGGCGCTGGCATTGCCACCGGCGCTATCTACGCGCTCAACAGCGCCCAGGCGGACATGGCATCACCGGCGGGCCTTGCCATCGGTGGCAGCATTGCCAACCGCATTCAGTCGCAGCAGCAGACCAGCGGGCGCGAGCAGAACCGGCGCGAGATGGAGCGCTACAATAAAGACTTGGCACGGTCACAGGAACGGTCAGCGGGCCGTGCTGGCAAGCTGTTGGAGGACGGGGCGAAGAAAGCCAACCAGGAGCTAAAGAGCGCTCTCGATAAAGTGCCGGGGCTATTCAGCGCGTCACAGGTCACTGAGCAGGACATGAAAGATGCCGAGTTAGGTGTCTACCAGGAGAAAGCTGACGAGTACCTACGCCGGTTACGCGACGAGGTACAGAACGGCAACGACTGGGAAGATGTGAGCCTGGAAGAAGCGCGGGCAGGGTTGGAACGCGCTGGCCTAGAAGTGGGCAGTACGGCAGAGCAAACGGTGGCGCTCTTGGAAAAGGCGATCAATGACAGTTCGCTTTATTCCGCCGTCGAAAACATTCCGATTTTCATCAACGAAGAAGCGGTCAAATTTACACAGGAATTACAAAGTAAGAGCGAACAGGGCCGCAAAAATATTTACGAGTATTTCGGCATCCAAGTTGACGAGGCGGTTGGCGCAGCGACGGGTGGTGGCGGCGGTGGCGGTGGCGTCGCAGTCAGGCCACCAGAGTTAATCGACATTGATCCGCTCACTGAGGGGCTGCAAACCGGCTTAGACGAATATGTCAACGCCAACGGCGAAATGGTCAAAGAGCAAATGGCAAAGGCCAAAGCCCTGTTCTTTGACCCGGCCAACCTCTTCGCACCGGGGGCGAAAATGGGCGGTGTCAGCGCTGGCGCAATGGGGCCAGCCGCCAAACCGGAAATCATCATCACCGCTGACGCCAGTGCGCAGGCGTTGACGCCATTCCTGTCTTCATTCGCCGGTGGGCAGGGGCCAACCACGGCGCCCATGCCGATGATTGCACCAACTGTGGATGGCGCGGCGCTACAGGCAGAGCTTGACAAGCTGCAAATCACCCTTGCGCCCACACTCGCTGACGACGCTGGGCAAAAAATCGCGATGGCGCTTGGCGATCAGTTGGGGCAACAGTCTGCTGTCCTCATCTCGCATGGGGCTGTCATCGGTAAGGCGTTCCTGGCGGGTATACAGCAAACGCTATCCGTTGACGATAAGGGCAACGCCACCATTGATTTTGCTGGCTTTATTGCCAACAACCTGGGCGCGCAGGCGCAAACCTTCATCGCGCAGGGCAAGGGGATCGCCAGTCTGCTACAACAGGGTTTGTCCGAGGGCATGGCACCGGCGGAGGGTGAAGCGGCAACCGGCGGCATGGCTATGCAGATTTCCAGCATCACCCTGGCCGAAGGCGTGCGCGCCCCTGACGTGTCAGTCATGGCGAAAATCGATAAATTTGCCATTGACCAAACAGCGCTGTTTGACGCTGATCTCTCCATTGCGCCAACCATCGATTTGCAGGCGGTCAGCGAAGAACGGGAAAAAGCGAAGCGGGCGCTAACCTTCCTCATTGAACCAGGATTGACATTGACGGAAGCGGATCGGGCTGGCTTTATCTCCAACGTGGAAGCCATTCGGCCAGTCGTGGCGGTGCAACTCGCTCTGCCCGAACAGCAGACCAACGCCGCGGTGGACTTTTTCGCCTTCGATGGCTCCATTCCCGTGGAAACGGTCAACCGCGCCGACCTGGTGACGTTCACCAATGTGCTACCGGTGGAACAGGTCAACCGCGCCAAGCTGGTGGTCTTCCTCAGCGAGTTGCCCACCGAGCAGATTGACCGGTCAGCGCTGGTGGCGTTTGTCAGCGAAGTCAGCAAAGAAGAGATCGACCGCTCTGGGCTGGTGTCATTCCTTAGCGAACTGCCAACGGAGCAGGTAGACCGGTCAACGCTGATTGGATACATCAACAGCCCAGCCACGGAGACTATCGACCGCGCTAAGCTGGTGACGGCCATCAACGAATTGCCAATCCAGGAAGTAAACCGGCAGACACTTGTCTCGTACTTAAACGCGTTACCGAGCGAAACCGTAGACCGGTCAACGCTGGTTGGTTTTGTCAATGCAATCCCTGCGGAAAATGTGGATCGCTCTGCGCTGGTTTCGTTTGCGAACGCCGTGCCAACCGAGCATGTAGACCGTAGTGATTTGATTGCCTTTGTCAACGCTCTACCGGCGGAAAACATTGACCGGTCGGCACTGGTGTCTTTTCTTGGCAGCGTACCCAGCGAGGCGGTGGATCGGCAGACGCTTGTCTCCTACCTCAACAGCGTGCCAACCGAAACCATTGACCGCGCCAACGTGGTGGCGTTTCTGGGAAGCGTGCCAAGCGAACAGGTAGACCGCACCGCGCTAGTTGCTTACACAGGCGCCGTACCAATTTTCACGGTTGATTTGTCGAAGGTAGTAGAGTTTGCTGGCGAAGCGGTCAGGGCAGCGCAAGATAAGCTGTATAGCTTTTTGTATGGCCCGTCACCCGAAAGGCCGGACACCGCGCCTGGAATTACCGACGCTGGGCCATACGCTATCGACATTCAGGCGCAACTTTCACCGGCGGCCTACCAGAGTTACCTGGACTATAAAGCGGAGGTCGAGGCGAACCCGCCAACCATCATGCCGATGCTCCAAGCGCCTGGTCAACGTCTGGGCGATGTGGAGCCGCTAGGGACAATTGATGTTACAGCCAACATTACCAAATTTGATGTTACGGCGCAGATAGACGAAACAGCGCTTGCCTCGCTGACCGCGCCGATAGTCTACGCTCCGCAGAGTGATGCACAAGCGGACTTTATCACGCCATTGGTTACTGGCCTGACAACCCAGATCGGCGCTAACCAAGATCAGATCGGTGCGCAGGGGGCCAGCGTTGCGCAGATTATCATTGCCGGGATGATTGCCGCGTTCCAGGGGACACAGCAAGGCGGCGAGGCGACAACCACTATTTCAGACGCGTTGTTCTTTGCTGTCAACACACAATTCACAACAGCACAAAGCTCTTTTTTCACAGTTGGGAGCATTCCCGCCGTCGCCGTCGAAAGTGGATTTAAAGGCTACGCCTACGACGGGCTATCGTCGGGATTGCTGGACGCGCTCACAAACGGCATCCGCGCCGACGCTGACGCCTACATGCAGCGTGGCGCGACCATTGCAGGCTACGTGCAGAAAGGCATCGGTGACGGCTTTAGCAGCGACATTGGTATTCGTTCGGCGGTGACAGCCGGGGGCGTCTGGGGCAATGCGTTTATGCAAGGCGCGCTAAACGCCATCAACGCAGCGGGTTTTGTTGACCAGATTACAACGGCAGTGGTGGACGGCATTACTGATCAAGTGGAGCAGCCATAATGCACTTAGGTGGAACAGATATTCCAGCATCAATTGAGAATGGCGGCGGCGCTTACCTTATCGACCGTCCACGCCTGGGCAAAAATGGCGACGGGGAGGCTATTGTCGGCGGCTACTACACCGTCACCTGGACGTTTCCGCAAATGTCGCTGGCTGATTTTACGTGGATTTGTTCGACGTTGCTTGGTGGCGCGGCCAGTGTGACGTACACCAGCGCGCAGCTATTCAACAAGCTGGGCGTACTGACCACTTACACGAACGCGGTGGCGCATGAACCAACGTGGGGCAAGGCGCGGGGCGGGTTGGTTGAAGATGTGACGTGGATTATTGACAGGATACGATAGTGAGTGAATTTGCATTGCATTGCGGTGATTGCCTGGAATACATGGCGACCATGCCCGACAATAGCGTCGATTTGATAGCCACCGATCCGCCCTACCATC